AGATTTCGCAATAATAAATCAACCAACTCACTTAAAATACTGCGGAGAAGAAGAAAGTATTTCAATAGATTTAATTAATAGTGGCGTAGATATTTATAATTTCCCAGACGAATACATATCAATTAATAAAAATTCAGTAGAGGATAAATATACCCCATTTTCTTTAACCCATAACTATAATCAATTTATTGAAAAATATTCAAATGAAATTCAAAAAAACTTTAATATAAATTTAATGCAGCTACCGTTTGAAGATAACGATGTTGCTTACGACACTGGCCAGTCTCAAATAGATAGAATGGGCGGATTAAGATATCTTGACAGGATTAAGGAGATCAGGTAATGTTAATAAAAATAGTAGAAGATTTTATATCAGAACAAGATGCATTTTCTCTTATGGAAGAGATGCAATCGCCGTCAAAAATAAACCCGTATCCAGAATACTATAAAGATAGAAACGGCGGAACTGCTTTCCCATATAACAATAGGGTAATGGATATACTTAAAAAATATTCAGTAAGAGCAAACTACATTCAGCAAGAATTTTTTAACTTAAAAGACAAAGTAATTGTTACTAAGGCTTTTGGCTCGTGGTGGCAGCCAGGACAAAGTGGAAGTCCTCACATAGACGCAATTGAAAAAGAACCATTCATAGAATATAGCACCGTAATTTATTTAAATGACGAGTACGAGGGCGGAGAGATATATTTCCCTAAAAAAGCATTTTCCTTAAAAGCCAAAAAGTATTCTGCTATATTTTTCCCAGGAAATGATTATCAATATATTCATGGGGTTAAAGAAATTACTTCTGGCAGTAGGTATACAGCCCTCTATATGCAATCAACCAAGCAAGAGTTCGTAGACCCAGATTTTAGGGAGTGCCAATAATGCAATATCAAGAGTTGGCTTTAGGCGTTGTGTATTATAAAAATATTATAAAAAATCCCAATGAACTAATTAATAAAATAGAGTCTTTAGAAGAAAAAAGAAGCCTGCAAAAAGACTATAGGTCACAATCAGTAAAGCCTTGGCAAGCATGGGACTATGATCACGGCAATAAAGAAAAAACAATATTCTGTTGGCAAAAATTTTTACCAAAGCCAAATGATATAGATGTTAATGATTATTTTTATAAAGAACAACACGAAATATCTTCTGAGTTATTTAATGGGTTAGAAGATGGATTAAAACATTATTTTTCATTATATCCATATGCTGAAAAAAATATTAAATCTAGAGAAAAAACAATGCACCTATTAAAATATAAAGAAAGCGGATTCCTACCAGCCCACTCAGACCATGGTATAAGCAGTAGAGTTTTATCGGCACTTCTTTATTTAAATGACGATTATGAAGGTGGCAACATAAGATTCCCGCATTGTAATATTGACATGAAACCAGAAGCTGGAAGCCTATTGTTTTTCCCATCAAATTTTGTTTACGTTCACGAAGTTGATGCGGTAACAAGCGGAACAAGATATTCATTGCCAAACTGGTATCATAATAGAAAAAACGCATACTACTCAGACGGGACAGAATAATGATTATAGTAACTGGATCGAGCAGGGGAATTGGGAATGTAATAGCAAATAGGCTTTCTAAAAATGGATATGATGTCATTGGCATATCAAGAGGTATACCTCAAAACGATGTATCCTTTAAAACTTATCAAGCAGACGTAAGCCAAAAAAATACCTTAACTCCAATATTTGAAGATTTAAAAGAAAAAAATATTACAGTACAAGCTTTAATAAATTGTGCTGGAATACTAGAAACCCCATTTGTAGACTGGCTAACAATAGAACAGAGCGAAATGGAATCAATATTTTCTACAAACGTAATAGGAACAATGAATTCTTGTCAAGTGTTTTTACCATTAATGGACAAAAAACAACATACACCAATAATAAATATGGCAAGCCTATCAGCGCATTCAGTAACCGATTTTGCAATATATGGGGCAAGCAAGCATGCAGTATATGGATTTACAAAATCTTTAGCAAAAAAATTACAAAATACATCTATCAGACCAAACTGCATATCACCAGGCCCAATAAAATCAACAATGACAGAGGGCATACCAGAAATGGCTTTTAAGCTATTTGCTGGCCCACAAATTATTAACCGAACAGTGTTCACATCTGACGACATATGCAATGTTGTAGAGCTTTTGCTTGACCCAAAATCAAGTAGTTTAACTGGACAAGCATTCCACATTGGTGGATACTAAACTACATTAATGGTATAATTTTTAAATGTCATACTCTCATAAAATACTAAAAGACCATCCAATTGGATTTTGGCAACTAGATGACTCTACGGCTACAGCAATAGACATTTCTGGATGCGGTAATAATGGAGTGTATACGGGAAGCCTTCCAAGCCAAACCAAGATAATGCCAATGGTTTCTGGAAGCCAGTACTCAGCAAAAATTACTTCCTTGTCAAATATACAGTTTGCAATTATTAATGATTATTACGCACAAACAGCAGGAGGAGGATTTGGAACGCTAGACACAGCGGACAATGAATTTACGCTAGAGTGTTGGATTTTACCAAAAATATCTTCTACAAACCTTACTCCAATTTTTATAGATTCTTCTAATGATCTTGGAATTGCTTGGCAAAACAACAATATTATATTTGTTATTGGCACCGAGACTTTAGAGTACACAGTTCCAGAAACTAATAAGTCTATTTATGTTGTATGCAAATATTCAGTAAATTCAGCATCAATATATTTAGACGGGAACTTGGCTATTAGCAAAACAATAACTGACGTTCCCTTTGAAAATACACAGGTCTTACTAAAGTCTGGGCCTACACAAAATAGCGCAGACGAGTTTTTAATAGATAATCCAGCAGTGTATAGATACTCTTTATCAGAAAAACAAATTAAAGATCATTACCTAAGTAATCAAAATACTTTACCAATACAGATTGCGTATCCAGACAATGGAGAAATTTTTAATATTTATGACAATGGAATGAGAACATCATTTACTTATAATTATCCAAAAGATAAATCTTGGCAATATTTTTTAACAGAAGATCTTACGCTAGGTAGGTCAGAAGAATATATTCAATTATCTAAGACAGATTTATTAGAAACAAAAGAAGTTATTTTAAAAGATATTATATCTATGCCTTCTGGTATATCAATGGATTCTTCAAAAATTCAATGGGACGGTAGCTCTGGAATTTCTGTTTATACAAGTCTAGACGGAGTGTCTTATGAACAATGCGAAAATGGATATTCAATACCTCAATACAATTATTCAAATTTTAACCAACAAAGATTTTTTCATTTAAAAATAGTAGTTTCTTCAACAGACTCTTCTAGATATACTCCAAAACTTTATTCATTATCAGTAAATTTTTACTCTGAGCAAATAGCTTATTCTAAAAATGGAGCGTCTTATATTTATAAAATAGATAACCTAGATTATAGCCTTGGCAAAGAGGTTTATCCAATATTATCAATGAATAAATTAAATGGAGTATTAGTCCCAAATAATTCAGGGTTTAAAGTAGATCTTCCATATGATACAAATAGCATTGAGTTTTTCTATACCCCAAGCAGTATATTAAAAAGTTTATTAATATCATCTACTGGTACGGAATTTAGCTGGGCGGATAGCGGGTCTATATCAAAAACTAATATATCTAAAATATACGTAAATGGTGAAGATAAAACAGCACAATCAAATATATCCAATGTATTAAATTCAGGATATTTAAATCATATTGTAATTGTTTTTCAAGCACCTATCTCTGGAGATCTGGTCTTTAACTATAAAAGCACTGGGTCTAAGAAAGGCTCATATCAGCATATAACCCTATATAGGGATGCTTTAGATCAAAATAAGGCAATAACTCATTACAATTTATATACTGGAAGATCGGTATATACCTCTACCGCATCTGCCATGTCGGTGACAGAAGGATCTGCTGAAATATATAATAATGACTGGATTGTTATTCAAAATTCATAAAACTGTCCACCATAGCGACAAAATGTGGACATTAATTAGAAAGAATGGTAAAATTAACACCTAATGGACATTAAAAGAGTTAATCAAAAAGTAATAGAGGAAACCACACTAGGAATTTATGTGTGGGAGATGCCAGACGGAAGATGGATTGGCGATGACGATGGAAACTTTTTATCAATAACAGCTAAAAAGGGTAACCGATCAAAGATGGATTTGTTGGCGAGAGAAGTAAGATCATATGGGATACACGAAGGACAGCCTAAATTTTTATCAGGTAGACGTAAAGTTGACAACGAAGAGTTTCAGCATCAAAAACAAAGACTAGAATGGGGACTAACACCAGATCCTCTTGACATAGGTGTTTACAAGGATTCATTAAAAAGCGGAGGCAAACAATAAATGGAGTTCATGAACGAAGACCCTAGCGTCTCAGAAACTATTGACATATCAAACTCTGCAGACTGGATAAAGTTTAATAATAAAGAAGTTGTATTAAGTGATGATCCATTTAGCATTGAAGGCGAAGAGTTAAAGAAAGTTAATGGACTAAGCCCAACATTTCGTAGAAAAATATCTAGAGAGTTTCAAAAGCGTTTTATAGGACAAGAAGGAACTGGAACACAACAGAATCTACTACAACAAGCAGTTACTGGATACGCAATGTTTGACCTTGTCCAACCAGTCTATAATCTTGAATATCTTTCAAAAATTTATGAAATATCCCCATACAACTACTCAGCAATTAATGCAAAGGTTGCTAACATTGTTGGTCTTGGATACTCTTTTGTAGAAACAAAAAAAGCTAACGATGCTTTAGATAATATTACTGACAAAAAACAATTAGAACGTGCTCGTCGCAAATTGAATAAGCTTCGTCAAGACCTAGATTCTTGGCTAGAAGAAACAAACGAAGAAGAAACCTTTACAGAGACATTGGTAAAAGCTTACACAGATTTAGAGGCTACTGGTAATGGGTATATTGAAATTGGAAGAACTGTATCTGGCAACATTGGGTACGTAGGACATATCCCATCCAAAACAATGCGTGTACGCAGACTTCGTGATGGTTTCATACAACTTCTTTACGGCAAGGCAGTTTACTTTAGAAACTTCGCAGATCAAGAAACCCCTAATCCAATTTCTGGAGCAGAAGATCGTCCAAACGAAGTTATTCATTTAAAGAAATACACTCCAATGAATAATTACTACGGAATTCCAGACATAATTGCTGCACAAACCGCAATGGCAGGAAATGAATTTTCTGGAAAATATAACTTAGATTATTTTGAAAATAAAGCGGTTCCAAGATATATAATTACAGTAAAAGGCGCAAAGCTTTCACCAGAATCTGAACGTAAACTATTAGAGTTTTTCCAGGTTGGGCTAAAAGGAAAGAATCACAGATCACTTTATGTCCCCCTTCCAGCGGATACATCTGACTCTAAAGTTGAATTTAAAATGGAGCCTATTGAGGCAAACCCACAAGAGTCCTCATTTAATATATATCGAAAAGCAAATAGAGATGAAATTCTTTTAGCACACAGAGTTCCAGTAAATAAAATTGGAGTTCCAGAAGGAGTTAGCCTGGCATCAGCAAGAGATGCAGATAAAATGTTTAAAGAGCAAGTATGTAGACCAGCTCAAGATATTTTAGAAAAGAAAATAAATAGAATTATTTCTGAAAAAACAGATGCATTAATGCTTAAATTTAATGAATTAACTCTGACAGACGAGGACACTCAGTCTAAAATTGATGAAAGATATTTAAGAATGCAGGTAATTACCCCTAATGAAGTTAGAATTAGAAAGGGTATGATACCTATGGACGGTGGAGATGAGGTTGTTGATTTGCAGGCACAAGCAGCCGAAATCAAGGCTCAGGCATTAAATACCAGAAATAGAACTCAGGAAAGATCGGCCAATTCACCAGATAGTTCTGGGGAAGCCAGAAATCCAAAAGGTGAAGGTAGAGTCACAGCTTAATTATTAGGCAACCATTATTTGCCTTTTTAAATATACAAAGATAAAATTAAGCATATGAATATTGAAAAATCTTATTGGTCCAGCAATGGCGATAATATCAGCCTATCAGTTCCATTCACAAAAGTAAACCGTGAAAAGAGAACTGTATCTGGTTTTGCCACACTAGACAACCTAGATCAAACAAATGACGTTGTAACCGCAGAAGCAAGTCTAAAAGCATTTGAAGGTTTCCGTGGAAACATTAGAGAAATGCATGGATCAAACGCAGTTGGCAAAATGGTTTCATTTAAGCCAGAAACATACTTTGATGCAAAAAGCGGAGAATTCTATAACGGAGTTTATGTAGATGCATATATCTCTAAAGGCGCACAAGATACATGGGAAAAGGTTTTAGACGGTACTCTTTCAGGATTTTCAATTGGTGGAAAAATTATTGAGTCTGATAACGAGGTTAATAAATCTACAGGTCAATCAGTTCGTTTTATTAAAAACTATTCTTTACTAGAGCTATCAGTCGTAGATTCTCCAGCAAATGAACTATGTAACATTATCTCAATTTCCAAAATGAATGGTCAATTAATTTTTAAAGGAATTGCAACAGAAGTTTTAACAGAAAATATTTTTTATTGTGAAGAAAGCGATTCTGTTTTTATGTCAAAAGAAAAAGAATTTAATTCTCCAATAACTGGTAAGCCAGCAAGTTTAATTGGCTGGGTAGAAAGTAACGATGTAAACAAAGCTAAAGAAATAGAAAAGATTCTTGCTTCATTTAAGAAGTCAAGATTAACGTTGCCTGAAACACAAACAATAGCAAAACAGGCAAACGCACAAGGAGGTAATGAAGTGTCAGAAAACACAGAAACAGTAGCAGTTGAAGAAACTGCTCTAGTAGAAGTTTCAGCACCTGCACAAGATGCAGTAGTTGAAAAAGCTGTTACAGAAGATGTAGTAGCAGATACTTCTGCCGAAACCGTTGAAAAAGCAGCAGACGTCTCAGAGGTCGTTGTTGATGAACCTGATTTTGCAAAAATGTTAGGTGATTTAAAAGGCTTTTTCTCAGATACTCTAAGCAAAGCTTCAGAAGCTAATGCTGCACAGGTAACAACTATTAAAGAAACAGTTGAAGCTTTCAGCAAGAGCGTTGAGACTCAAATCTCAGAGTTGGCAGATAAACACACAGAACTCAGCAAAACAGTTGAGAACATCAAGAGCACGATTGATAATGTAGAAAAGCGTGTCGACGCAGTAGAATCAGAGACTGCAATTAAGAAGTCCTCAGACCTTGGCGGGTCTCAGGAAGTAGTAATACAAAAATCAAAATGGAACGGTTCTTTCCTCGGTTCCGTAAACGAACTATTTAAATAAAGGGTAGGTGAAATAAATATGAGCAATGAATTATTAGAAAAGGCAATTGCAACTGGCACAACAGCCACAGGAACATTTGCTTCAACAACTGGAGGAGATGGAATTCACACAGGGTCAGAAAATGGCAATGGTGGACTACTTAATCCAGAACAATCAGCTCGATTTCTAGACTACATGTTCGATGCAACCGTAATTGGTAAAGTCGCACGTACCGTCAGAATGAAATCTGATACAACTGAAATTGATCGCATGGGAGTAGGCGAAAAGCTTATGAAACTTGCGACTGAAGGAGATGACGCAAACAGTGGCAACTCTGCTGTGACATTCTCAAAAATTTCTTTGACAACAAAGAAGTTACGTCTAGATTGGGAGCTTTCAACTGAGTCTCTAGAAGACAATATTGAAGGTGCAGATCTAGAAGATCATATTGCACGTCTGATGGCAACACAGGCTGGTAACGATATTGAAGATTTGGTTCTTAACGGAAACACATCTCTATCAACTGATCAACTTTACAAAGCATTTGACGGAACCGTTAAGATTGCAAAAGCAAACGGTCACGTAGTAGATGCTGCTGGAGCTGCAATTACTCGCTCTGTATTTAACAGCGCATTAAAGGCACTTCCACGTAAGTACAAGCAACGTCGTACAGACCTTCGCTTCTTGTCAGGTTCAAACTTGATTCAAGATTACTTATACGCAACTTCACAAAATATCCAAAACGTTAACCCACAAGATATTGCTTCTGGCATTATCCGTGGTGAGGTAGCACCTGTATCTGGCCCAGCTGGATACGTAGCTCCATACGCATTTGGTATTCCAATCGTTGAAGTTCCATTACTAAGCGAGACACAAACTGGCTCATACTCAGGAGCAACAGGATCACACGGTGACGTCCACTTGACATTCCCAAATAACGTAGTTATTGGTATCAAGCGTGATGTAACTGTATACCGATTCTTCTGGCCAAAGAAGGACTCAATCGAGTACACAATGTATACTCGTGTTGGTGTTCAAATTGAGCAAGCAGATGCTTGGGTAGTAGTAAAGAACGTTAAGATTGCTTCCTAATTAGGAATTAATCCAAATAGAGGCCCCCAATTAATTTTGGGGGCTTCTCATTTTAATTTAGTAATGATATAATTAAATAACCTAGACTAAGGAGAATACATGTCATTTGAGACATTAAAATTAGCTGAACTTAAAAAGGTTGCCGAAGACTTCGGAGTAGACTTAGAAAACTTAAAAAGCAAAACAGACATAATTGCGGGACTATCAGAAGAAGGTGTAACTTGGGCGGTATACTCAAAAACACTTAAAGATATAGATGATGCAAAAGAAGAGATTGAAGTTTTACCAAGATTTGATGTAAAGAAAAAACAAAATAAAGACGAAGTTCTTGTAAGAATGGATAGATCTAACCATAGGTACGATACAATGGGATACACGTTTACAAGAGATCATCCTTTTGCAGCAATGTCAGAAGAGGCAGCTCAAGAAATTTTTGATAAGGAGGAAGGTTTTAGATTAGCCACACCAAAGGAAGCACAAGACTTCTACAACTAATTTAAACCTTTAACATGGCAGAAGTATACATAAATAGTAATTCACCAACATCAACTAAAATACTTTTTGGTGGTGAAATTATAAATGCAGACAATGACTACGTCACGGCTACAGTTTATGATATTACAGAAGATCCTGCCGTCACGCCATCAGTAAATCCAGCAACCTCAGTTCTTTCTATTCAGGCAACAAAAATAGAAACTGATGATGGTTCATATAAAATAAATATTCCATATAATTTAACTAATAGAATAAAAAAGTTTAAGGTTAATTGGGCATACCAAATAAATAGTCAATCTCAAAGCCATGCAACGTATGTTGATGTGGTACAGCCATATTGCAATCTAGCAGAAGCGATTGAGGATATGGGTTTTGGAACTGATTCATCTGATCCTAACTATAAAACATATCACGAACTAGTAATGGCAGAAAAGTATGCACGAAAAGTAATAGAAAAATATACGGGCCAAAAGTTTTGTCTATACGATGATGTTCAAATTGCCTATGGTTCGGGCTCAGACATCCTCCCATTACCTTTTAAATTAAACACATTACATAAACTATATTCAAATGATATCTTATTAGTAGATACTATTAATGCAATAAATAATTGGAATTATTCAACTCAAGTAACAGAATCTGGTTTTGGAATAAGAATTAACAGAGCAGAAATGCTGGACAATACAGTGTACACAGCAAACGGAATGGTTCCTCCATCCATCAACGATTATGGTTACGGAGTCTTTATTAAAGACTACAGATATCGTGTGCAAGGAAGATATGGATGGGACACTGTACCAGATGATATTAAAATAGCATGTATAGAATTAATGAAAGATTATTTTTCTAAAGACTCTATTTGGAGAGCAAAATACGTAAACAATGTTCAGTCATTTGATTGGAAGTTTGAGTACAGTGCAGAGGCATATCGTGGAACAGGAAATGTATACGTAGACCAGATACTTCTTCCATATGTATTAACTCAATTAATGGTAATCTGATGTTTCGAGTAGTAGATGCTTCGTTTTCTATGCTTATGGATGTCTACAAGCAATCGGACTCTCAAGACGTATCTACTGGGGCAATCAAAAAAGAGTGGAGCTATATAAAAACAGTTTCTTGTTATGCAAAAGGCGTTATTAGTAACACAGCCACAGCACGAAGTGGTGACAGGCAAGTTCTTGGAACTAAATACGAAAACGTTCAAGTTATAGAAGTTAGAACAAACTCAAAGCTATCAATTAGAGAAAAAATAACAAATATTAGAACAGGGAATGGCGAAAATATTTGGACAGAATTAGATTACCCTAATGATACCCCAACCGTATTTGAAGTAGTCGGAGTAACCCCAATGACAGATCCATTTGGAGATGTACTTGCTTGGAGTGCCGTACTAAAAAGATCGGAGAACCAGCAAATTGGAATCTAACGTAATGTTATTGCAGGCTGCTTCTGGACTAGAGCGGTTAATGCACGGTCAACCTAAAGACTCCTTAATCAGAGACAGTAATGTAGCGCAAATATCAGCGGCTTTATATTATGAAGCTAATGTTATAGCTAAATTTAGTAAGAGCAAAAGATTTAAAAATGCATTTAAGAAAACAATCTTTACACAGATAAATAAAGATTTTGGAGAACACATAGATGCTCAAGCTAGATCAAAGCCAAAATCATTACACCATGTCTATGAGTGGCAAAAGGCTGGAAATAAAAATGCTAGGCTATTTAAATTAAAAACAATTGATGGCGATGGTATTTCATTTAAGGTAAATTATGAGTTACAGCCATCTAAATCATTCGTCCCATCTCCAGAAAATAATAGAAAGCATGTTTTTGTTAATAAAGCGTCTGTGATGGAAGCAGGCATGCCCCTAATAATTGCTCCACGCCATTCTGAGAGGCTAGTATTTGAATCCAATGGTAGAACAGTCTTTATGCCAATAGGGGCCTCAGTGACCGTTAAAAGGCCAGGAGGGCCTAGTGTTAAAAATCAATTTACATTATATTATTCAAGATTCTTTAGTGGTAATTTAGTAAATAACGCTATTAGAAAATCTGGATTCCAACAGATATTTAATTCAGAAATTTCCAAGGCATTAAGAATACCTGCTCCAATTAAAAGAGTTCAATATTCATTCTCTCCAAACTCAATTAGATCTATGGCGGACTCAGCAGTAGAACAATCATTTGGGGGTGCAATGATATGACAGCCAATTATAAATTAGACGCCATGTTTGAAATTAGAAAGTATTTATGGGAAAACCTATGCTCGTATAATGTCTTTGATCCAGAAGAGTATTATAGCGATTCTCTTGGAGACGTCATAATCCCTATTATTCCAGTTCAACAGTCCCCAGAAATGAATCAATTTTTAAGCGGGAAAAAGCATATTGTATATGACAAGGTTGGATTATCGTATGAAGAAAATTGGCTAATATGTTGTGAGCAAATACTATTTACTGTTTACTCTACAGATGTCTCTGAAATATCAGAAATTCGAAATCTAATAACCGACCTATTTAGACGTATGGACGACTCTGCAGGAGACATAAATAAATCAGATAATATAAATAATAAATTTAAATTTCATAGCATATTTATAGCAGATATATCCCCAACTGCACCTTCTCAAGAGCTACAGGGGTTCCTTTCAGCAGATATAACATTAGAGGTTAAATACTCTAGAATAACAGACCAGGCAGGAAGATTCTTATAGGTTGCTTTTAGTCAACTTGTTCCGTATAATTGACCTAGAGGAAAGAAGCCTAGCCAGCTTGATTTTAGGATTTAAATATATATATATTGAAATACAGGAGGTAGTAAATGTCATTTAACAATGCCAAAAATATTCTTGTAGGTGCATCACCACTTTTCATTTCTGAGAAGGACTCAACACAGTCAGGTTATGTAGTACAAGAACCAGGATCAGTAGCAGCAGCTGCTTTTGCAGCTGGAGTTTCATACACAACAACATTAAACGCTTTAAGTGGTTCAAAGTATCGTAACGTTGGTTTTACCAACAACGGTCTTCAAATTACTTATAATCCAACATACGATTCAGTAACAGTAGATCAGCTACTTGATACAGCTAAGCTGTTCAAGTCTGCGATGGAGGTTATGATTGCAACAGAAATGGCCGAAGGAACACTAGAAAACGTTCTAGTAGTTTTCGGACAGGCTGGAGCACCATCAACATCAGGCACAGGAAATACAAAGGTAGACACAATCGGCCTTGAAGCAGGAGCTCTTGGTATTGCACCAACAGAGCGTCAGCTAATTGCCGTAGGTCAAGCACCTACAGCAGATGCCGCATCAGCTGAGCGTATTTACTATGGACGTCGTGTTTTGTCAGTACAACAGTCACAGTTCTCTTTGGCTCGTACCCAAGCAACAACATTCCCAGTAACATTCCGTCTTCTTCCAGATTCAGCATACGCTGGTCAAGAATACGGTAAGATTATTGACCGTACACTAACAGTAGCTTAATTTAATTTAATTAAATTATAGAGACCCCCATTGATTTGGGGGTCTTTCTATTTGTAGTGATAATGCCTATATGTTATAATAATTTAGACAATCCTAGGAGGATAAATTGGCTACAACCGTATACAATGTAGAAGAAATTGAACTGCAAAATGGTTCAAAGATTAAATTAAAGCCACTAAGCATTAAGGCGCTACGCCTGTTTATGGCAGAGATTCAAAAAACACAATCGGCAGAAAATGAAGACGAAACATTAACAATTCTAATTAACGCATGTGGAATTGCAATACAGTCACAGTTACCAGATTTGGTAGCAAATAAAGATTTACTAGAAGAAGCTTTGGACATGCCAACAATCAATCGCATTCTTGACGTTTGCGGAGGGATCAAGCTTGACGACCCAAACCTTCTAGCGGCAGCGGTTCTGGCTGGTCAGAACTAGATTTAGCCGCTTTGCTAGGAGAAGTTTTTCTTTTAGGTAATTGGAAAAATTACGAAGAACTAGAAGAAAGTCTTTCAATGCCAGAGTTAATACAAACATTTAAGTCTATGCAAAAGACTGAAGAAGAAAAAAGAAAATTCTTGGCTTCTCTACAAGGTGTAAACCTAAATGGAGAAGAAAAAACAGAAGGTCCAACCTTCGAAGATATTCAAAGAAGGGCTTTGGGAATAGATGCATCAGGAGATGATGTAGTTTCTTTACAAGGCCCACTTGCAGCACAGCAAGGATTTGGTATTGGGGTAGGGTTAGGATACTCTAAGGGGTAGAATATAGTTAATGGCTGAAGAACAAATAGTAACGAACATAGTTGCTAAATCTGATTTCTCAAATCTTATTACAGATCTTAATAAGGTATCTTCAGCCTTAACAGGTTTACAAGACAAACTACAAGCAACCAATAAAACATTAGCAGCGCAAGTTGCTGTAATGAATAGATCCTTTGCAGAAACAATGCGAAGCACAGGTCAATTCTCAACACACTTTGTTAGTTTAAGTTCAGACGTAGAAAAATTTGGCTCTCAATTAGATAAAGGCCAGATGAAGCTTGGTAAGTTTTTTCAAACTTACTCACAGCATGTAAAAACAAACGGCGGAATGATAAGGGACCTAGCCAGACAACAAGTACAACTACAAAATTCAATTCTTCAACCACTAGGAAGAAATGCCGAAGGACTTATGCAATACAACGTGCATATTCCAAGAGGCCTAGATGAAATTAAAAACAAAACAGCAATAGCAAAACAAGAATTAATGATTATGAATAAGGTTATTCAACAGGGCGCTAATCAATTAATTAACTGGGGTAAGAATACACAATGGGCTGGTAGACAATTAACTGTAGGACTTACAGTTCCACTTGCCGCATTTGGAAAAGCTGCAGCGGATGCATTTAAAATGGCGGACCAAGAACTTGTTAGATTAACAAAGGTTTATGGAGGAATTGCAGCAACCTCTTCACAAGAGCTTGGCAAAGTAAGAGCAGATGTAGTAAAGACTGCAACTGAAATATCAAAAGCTTACGGAAGGTCTTTCTCAGACACAATTGCCTTGGCTGCGGATATTGCTGCTACTGGAAAACAAGGAAATGAATTATTAGGATCTGTTAGAGAAACAAGTCGTCTTGCAGTGCTTGGTGAAGTTGATAGACAAGATGCAATGAAAGCGACACTTGCAATACAAACAGCATTTAAACAAAATACAGAAGAGTTATCTAAATCAATTAACTTTCTTAACGCAGTTGAAAACCAGACATCAACAACGCTTAACGATTTAGTGGAAGCAATTCCTAAAGCAGGACCAATTGTTAAAGGTCTTGGCGGAGATGTAAAAGATTTAGCTCTTTATTTAACAGCTATGCGTGAAGGCGGTATAAATGCTTCAGAAGGAGCAAACGCACTAAAGTCTGGTTTAGCTTCTTTAATTAACCCAACAAAAGTTGCAAAAGGAATGTTTGAAGGATTTGGAATTTCATTAACCGACATTGTTCAAAAAAATGCTGGCGATACAACAGCAACAATTTTAGATTTACAATCAGCCCTAGAAACACTAAACCCATTGCAGAAACAACAGGCATTAGAACAATTATTTGGTAAATTTCAATTTGCACGTATGAATGCTTTGTTTGAGAATCTTGGAAAACAAGGAAGCCAAACTCTTCAGGTTATGGATTTAATGAAGGCAAGCTCAGAAGATTTAGCAAATGTTGCAAGTCGAGAATTAACAATGGTAACAGAGTCTGCGTCTGGCAAATACCGAAGAGCCATAGAAGGCCTTAGAGCCGATCTTGCTGGTATCGGAGATCAGTTCTTAAAAATTAATACCGCATTAATTACTTTTGTTAGCGGAATATTAAAGTTTGTAGAAGCATTACCAAATCCAATTAAACAAGCACTAGGATTCCTTGGAATGATTACTGCTGTCGCTGGACCATTAATTATGTTAACTGGTGTACTTGGAAACTTTTTTGGATATATTATCAAAGGAGCTTCACATTTTAGGGCTTTCTTTAAAGGTGGAGAAGGGTGGAAGTTATTAACACCAGAGATACTCGCAGCGCAAAAAGCTGGTAACTTAGTTGAGCAAACATTTTATAGCGATGCAAAAGCAGCTGCTATATTAAAACAAGCAATAGCATCCTTAGCGGCAGAGTTTGGAACACTAGAACAAAGAGCAATGTCAGCGGCAGTATCCGTAAATCCCGCAGTTTCAACTGTTGGCGGAACAACAATAATGGCAGGAAGCGTAAATCCATCTCACCCACTTGTTGGCAAACCAGGAACTAGAGCAGCAGCACATCATAATCCTAGGTCTGGAATGTCTCAAGCACAAAGAGATTCACAAACTATTCACTCGGTAACGCCAGCACCAATTCCTGTAAATCAAAAAATAGGAGCAGTTCCACAAATATTTATGGGAGACAATTTCCCACAATATGAAGGCCTAACAACTTCTAAGGGAGTTTCAACTGGAATTGTTGCAGGAGAAGCAGCCAAATGGCATGCCATGATGGGTTCTTTATCCATGATGACAAAACAAGAAGTTGCTGCACTTAAAAAAGAAATTGCAAGAACTGGAACATTCAGCGCAGAAATAAATAGCACATTTGGTCAACTTCTTCCAGCAATGACAAAGTTAACAGGAAATGCAGCCACACAATCAGCCGCAATTGTTAGACAACTTCAAGCAGGCAAGCTAACAGTAGACGCAGCTCGTGCAAAAATTATTGCTATTAATGCTGAACTAGAAAGATTAATGGCTCAAACAACATCACAAGTAGCAGCGGGACTAGGAAGAACTGCAAACTTAACTCAAGTTCCTTTAGTTAATCAGCCAATTGTAAGTAATACTGGAAAATCAAACATTAAAGAAATATTTAGACCAAATAGAAAAGCATCTGGAATTCTTGATAAAATTGCTAAATCATTAGGAGTAAGAACTTGGGGAGGCGGTTACTCAACAGAAACAACAATGCCTAAAAAGTTTGCTGGCGGAGTTACCTCATTAGGATTAAGGCTTCCAAGGATTACAAATCGAATTCAGGCTAAGGGCGCTTCAAAACTATTGAGAGCGTTTTCAGAACAAGCAGGAAGAATTGGTGGCTCTAGAGTTCCTTCTGCTGGACAAGCTGCAACATATTTAGCAGCACAAAGGGGAGAACGTGTAACATCAAGAAGCAGGGGAATGAGTACTGCAGCACACGTTGAACAAGGAGCTGGCAAAACTTATAGAGAATTTTCTAAACGACAAGGTGATTTGTACAAAGATCCAGAAATGATTAAATATGGAATTACTCCAACAAAACCTGGAATAGATGATGAAAACCAAGTTCTAGTTCATGGAATTGGAAAAGCATTTAGAAATAGAACAAGAAATTTAACAACCCTCCCAGGTCAATCTGCTCCAATGATTCCAGGAGATCAATTGTCATCTCTTAATATGACTGGTAAAACAAACAAGCCTTATGTGCAACTTCTTCCAACACAATTTGTTAAAAATAGAGAAGGATTTAATAAAAATTTAAATAAAGGTATTGCTACTTCTGCTGACTGGGCACCAGTTACTGGAGACGATATGGTAAGCCTTAAATATTTCTTAAAAGAACAAGGTGTAAACGTACAAGCAGCTAATCGTATTGCAGCAAGAGCCGCAGATGTTTTAAATGATAAAATTGCAAACAGTAAGGGGCCAATAACAGAACAAATATTTGGCGACATGCTTAACCAGGCTTCAATTAGAGGAATAAGATCAGCATTCCTTCCAATGATGAGCCAGTCATCTGCCTCCGCTGCTCGTCCATCAGATCCATTCTGGGGACGTGGCAATCTTGTGCCTACGCCATTTAAAAATGGAGTTTCACAATTACCAGGATATGGCGGGGGAGATATAGTCCCAGCGCTCCTTGAACCAGGAGAATCAGTTGTAACAAAAACTGCAACATCTGGAAATCAAAATGCAATTACATTAATGAACCAAGGATACCCAGTAGATAGAATGCTTGGATTTAAAAATGGCGTTACTAATTTAAAAATGCCTGTTAGAAAGTATGCTTTGGGCGCTACTGCAATACAAATGATTGGCGGAACTGCTGGATGGATGGGCGGTCAATCATTAGGCTCAATGGCTGGCGGAGACATGGGAGGAATGATAGGAGGCATGGCAGGATCTATGATGATTCCAGCAATGCTTTCAAAAACATCAAAAGTAGCAGACGATACAGTTCCAAAACTGGGAAGATTTAAATCAGCACTCAATGCAATAGTAATGCTACCTGGACCAGTTAAATTATTAGGCGGATTAATGGCAATAGGTGCCGCCGTTAAAACAGTCAATGACAAAATCAATGAACATCGTCAAATTATTAACTTAGCTTTTGGACCAAGCGAAGATGCTGCACAAAGATTGGGTATTAAATATAATTCATTAACAAATCAATTAAAAGATTTTGCTGAGCAAACAAAGCTAAGTAAAGCAAACATTGAAGAGTATTATGCTGCAACTCAAGCTTCTGGTGTTCCTGGTCTAAATTTAACAATTAAACAACTTAAAGAATTAAAGACAACTATAGAAAAAGACTTCCCAGATTATGTAAGCATGTTTAATAAGGCAGATCCAGGAGAAGTAATAGTTAAAGCACAACAGCTAAAGGCTCAACTAGTAGCTGGTGGAATGGGAGCAGAAGAAGCTACAAAGAAAATATACGCAATGATCTCTGTTTCAGACAAAGCAAATCAAGCTGTTCAAGCAATAGCAAATAGTGGATTTGCTGCAATAAAAGACAAGGCTACCGCAGCAGTACAATCCGTTAAAACATTTAATGCATTATTAAAACAAGGTAATACGGATCAACTTTCTCTATCATTTGATACAGTAATAACATCTTTACAGTCCGCAGAAAAATCATTAGTTGGCACTAAAGATGCACAGGGTAAATTAATAACAGAAGCGGAAGCATTCAATTTAACACTGGAGTCAATCAGCAATAAGCAGATGGGCAACAATAAACTAAACCAACAAGGCGTAGACGCTCTATCTAAACAAAATGCAGTAATGGGATTAATTGTAAATAAATCAGATACAATTCAGGGTGCTTTTGCTAAAATGAAATTATATTTAAGTGGCATAGATGTTGATATAAAATCAATGAGCTCAGAAATGTCTATCCTAGCCGCAAAAGCCGTTGCCTTGGCAACTCAAAATCTAGTAGGCGGTAAATACAAAACAATAGCAGATGAAATAACAAGACTAACAACTATTGGGTCTTCAGATAAATCAATTAAAGCACAGCAAAGAATTCAAACAAATTTAGATGATCAAATTAAAAAACATCAAAAAATTATTGATCAAATTAAAGAAGAGGCTGACGCAAGAGTAAAGGGTCTTGAAAGACAAAATTCAACAGAAGATTATAATTTACAAATAAAGAAGCTTCAAATTGAATATCAGGAAAGACTTGCCTCTGGAGATATGTCTGGTGCAGCGCAGGCTCAAATAGATATTCAATCACTTTCATCATCAAGACAAAAAGATTTAGCAGTAAATGCTATCAGGGATAAAGAAGCGGCAGACATAAAAGCACAAGAAGCAATTATTGAGGGCTTACAAAAGAAGATTGACGGATCTCAAGCAACAATTAAAAAAGCAACAGATTCAGCAGACGCTAGTTTAAAAAAGGCAGCAGAGCTTCAAACAACATTAAATGAACTAGTTACAGCAACACTAAATGCTGCAAATGGAACTATTGATCGAAAACAAATAGCTAATTTACAAACTAAATTAAAAGGATTTGGATTTGCCGATTTAGCATCTTCTATAGGCGGACAAGGACCCAGAATACCTTATGCAGATGATTTACGTACAAAAACAACTGGAATAGAAGGCATTGGAAAGTCAGCACTTTCAGAAGTAATAAATGGTAATAAAGAATTAAAAACAGCTGATGCTGCTCTTCTTGCATATTTTACAAAATCAAAATTTGGACAAACTGGAGTAACTCCTACTACATTAACTTTAAATGCAGGAAGTAGATACCAAGCAACTGGACAATTTGTTCAGTCATCTGAGCTAGCAAAAGCTGGAATTAAGCCTGGTAAAAATGGATATGTTGGACAAACATTTGTGGGAACGGACGGCACAACATATGAAGTTATGGCTGATGCTGGTAGATACGGATTGTCTGTTAAAAAGAAATTTGAGGCTGGCGGATTTGTATCTGGTGCTGGAAGCGGTAAATCAGATTCCATACCAGCAATGCTTTCAAATGGAGAGTATGTAATTAATGCTGATTCTGTTAAAAAATATGGAGTACAAACATTTAATGCTTTTAATAATAAAAAATATTCAATGGGTGGACCCGTAACAAGAATGCCTTACTCAGCAGGAGGACTAGCATCATCAGCTAACTCTTTATATAATATTAATGTTACACTTAACGGATCAGATCTTGATGCAAATGATGTAGCAAGAGCAATTCATAGAGAAATGAAAATGCGTGAGATAGCCTCTGGAAGGAGTAGAAGCATATGAGTATAGTAACAATGCCCAGAGGATCTATTCTTCAAATTCAAGGGTATGATGCATCTGCAAATGGCGGGGATGGATCATTAAAATATAACAAGGTTTCAGAGCACAACAGATCTCAATTTGATATTTCAAGTGAGCGTATTGAAAGACAACAAAGAATGTCTAATGGAACACTTAGAAAATATTTTGTGGCAGATAAAAAGACATTTACCTTATCTTGGGACATGCTACCATCATATAGAACGTTAACAGTTGATGGCGCATGGGGAGCAGAAGATTTAAGAACATTTTATAGCAGTGCCCAAGGACAATCATCATTTAATATTAGAGTGAATTTAGCAAAAGACGGAACCAATCAGGAATCAGCAAACTATGAGGAGTACGTAGTTGTATTTAGCAACTGCAACTTTACAGTATTAAAAAGAGGTATGCAGCCATTTTGGAATGTATCAATAACACTGGTAGAGGTCTAAAATGATAACAGCTTCAACTAATTTAAAGAATACTCTTTATAACAATACTAACATTCAAATAGACTCAGGATGCTATATTGAATATAATATGAACCACATGCTAGATAATATTTCTGCAACAAACAATATTGCCGATTCGGCATACACAGGTCAAATTACTAATGCAATAGGACAAGCATCTTGGCCTTCAAGCCGACCAAACCCTTATAAAAAATTATTTCCCGTAGACTCACTAATAAAACCTTTTAGGCCTCTAAGCTCAGGAATTAAATATTTTATTATGGCAGATGCCGATACATACACAAATTCATTTTCACCATACAGGTCTGTGAAGTATCCAGACAATCAACCTAGAATATACTATCCAGGAGTAGAAACTTTTTATAAGTATTGGGTTACTCCAATAAATACGGGAGCAAATGTAACAATAAATTATGCTACATCTGGAACAAAGTATGCTCTTACAAATAAAATTGTATTAAGATTTGAAAAAAATCACACGCTTCCATCCACCTATACAGTAGTAGTAACTAAGTCAGATAATACTCAGGTTACAATTGCAAGTGCATTGTCAACCCCTTCTGATGGAAACGTATCTTTATCTTATAATGGAACATCATGGACATCAAGCCCACTACCAGAGCCAACATCTTTTGGAACACCAATATCAATTAAATCTGTTACAGTTACAACTCCAAGCGCTGGGGCAGGGAAAATAATTGGTCTTATAGAGATCTCAGCAAGATGGGTAAAAGATATATCATCAGATGTAGTATCATTTGAAATAAATAAAGAATCTTCATCCAGCTCAGAAGACATCCTGCCAGTTGGGAAAGTAACCGCTAATAGTTTAAGCGTAAGTTTAGCAAAATTTAATCAAACAGCACCGCAATATATTTCCTATAATAGGACCTCAACGCTAGATAGTTCATTAACATATATATATAAAAATGCAATACTTAATCCGTATTTTAAAATATACCATTCAGATGGAGCAATTACTGAAGGATCTAAAAAGTACGACAAAATATCTCAAGGGTATTATTATGTAGACAACTGGGACATAGATAGCTACGGGGAGTCAACAGTAACTGCATTAGACAACACTAAGTATTTAATGGAAACCGTGGCACCAGATATTCTTTGCGAGTACTACCCAGCCACAGCCGTAATTAGAAGACTACTAGACTCAGTAGGATTTACAAACTATTCTTTTAATTTAACATCTGACACAGATAATTCTATACCATTTATTAATTATTTTTGGACAGATGGAAGCAAGACTGTGTGGGAAAATATTCAAGAGATATGTAGAGACATACAGATGAATGCTGTAGTGGACGAAAACAATATACTGCAATTTTATAGTAGAAACTATATGTATTCAAGAACTGAAAAGTCTTGGAATTTTTATTATGAAAAAGACGGTACATATTTGCCAAACATAGCTAGCTTTAATCAGAAAGAAATAGCATCAGCAAATCAAGTTAAAGTTCTTTGGTCTACCCCAATATCATCTAGCTATCTAGGCGCATCTGGTCCTCTGTGGCAGTCACCAACCTCATATTTAATTGCTGGAGGACTAAAAGAAACTCTAACTTCAAGTAGTGCTAAAATAATATTAGATTTAGGAACTTTAGATAAGTACAGCAAGTTTCAATCAGGATTTAATTTTAATGGATACTTCATGATAGACTCAGAAATAATAGAGTTTGATGCAATAGGTTACCAGTATATTCCAAAAGAACTAACCCCTTCTACAATTTATGACGCATTAACAGAAACAAACGTTTCAAATAATGGATCAAACTTTATAAATATTTGGATAGAGAACTCAGCAGATGTAAATAAATATAGAAATTTTTCAAAAGTAGGAACCGCAGACATAAACTCAGAAATTTACTTTAAGCCAAATGGAGCATACAGGGTTAAAACAAGAGGAGCCCTGGGAACAACAGCCGCTGCACATAATGCTAGTGGTGTGCCATCAACAGAATATTTTTGGACTGGAACTTTGGTGACGCAAAATGCGTGACATATATCCAATCGGAGGGTCATATACTCAACTAGCATTTGTTAAAAATTTAGTAATAAAACCATTATCGTACACTTCAGTAGAAATAAATATAGATACCTACGAATGGTCTGTTAATCCAACATCGTACAGCATTTATATACAAAAAAAGATATACTCTGGCGGAGTATGGGTAAACGACCCGTCATCTGCAGAAGTTTCATTAAGCAAAACTGCCGATCCTTTTGTTATTGATAATTTAATCATGGGAGCAACCTATGATTTTCAAGTAGTGCCATATCTAAATTCAAACATGGGCTACGGAATACAGCAAAAAGATTACACAATGCCAACTGATGGAATTTCCATACAAACGCTTTCATCTACTCCAAAAGATTTTAAAGTGGCAAAATCATACATGGCTTTATCTGTCACAGAGCAAGACTACTTGGCAAAAAGATACGCTATTGCTTCTAGAGAATTTCCAGCTATCGTTGTCCCAACAACAAAAACAGTTTCTCAGGTAAATGGAAATGAATACAACGTGGGATACTTTTCGTATGGCACTAGTTTAATTTTAGACAATACTGTTGAAAATCCAAATCAGATGGGCGGTCTAGGATTTTTTGTAAATAGCTTGGGGCAAACTGGATACTATATTTTAATAGAATCCACATCGTCAGCAGCAGCAGCAGATAAAAAATCAGTAAGAATTGTTAAGTTTGTAGGAAATAAAGTAAAGCCATTAAAAGAAATTGGAACAAGAACAGAGTCTACAGTAGAAGGAATCTATGGCGGAAGAATATATAATATTGATGTAAAAGTAAAAATAGAAAACAGAGTCGTAAATATTGATGCTTATATAAATGGCTATAAAGTTAGCTATCAAGACTCAACCGTTAAAACAGCAAATAAGGTTGCCCTACTAGAAACATCTATTCTTGCACCAACTAATAAAGTTGCAGTTATATGTGGCCGTGGCGAAGTTGCATTTGATTATGTTTACGGAAATGAATTAAAAGATTATCAATACGTAGATGCAAGCTTTGATGTAAATCTATATCAAGGTCAATTTGGAAACGATTTAATTAATACTTCATTTGGAGACCTATCATATATGGGCAATTATTCTCAAGATGAGATAGCAATTGGAAACAAAAAGCTAACCGCCCTAGACGAGTTTGGAACAGTTGTAAGAGAAATTTTAAAGGTAGATGTTAAATACGACACAAGGCCGTCGTATCCAATTAAATGGAGTACTGGTATAAATAAATATGCAAGTCTTATTGGTCAAAAAGTATCTAACTTTGGAGCACAAGCATATATATTAAATAATACATCTACCAGCATACCAATATCAAATGGACTTGAAGCAAGCCTTTATATATATGGCAATACGCTAGGAAGTTCTGGGGAGCTAGAATATAAAACAGACGGGCTAAATGATTACGCAACTGCAGAGCCAGTTATATTTCAATCTTCATGGCTTCAAAACGAAGCGGACGTGAAAGCCCTTGCCTTATGGATTAAAAGTAATGTTATTAACAAAGGTAAACTAGTAGATATGTCAATATTTGGAAACCCACTTATTTCGGTAGGAGACATAGTTGGAATTAAATACTCTTACCATGGATTAGCGGGAACAGAAAATTTTATAGTAACCAATGTAAAACATTCCTATTCTCAAGGATTGGAGACCCAAATAACCTGTCGAACCTTATAGGCGAAATGGTATAATAAAATATGGCTAAAAATATTAGAACAGACATTAAGGATATTACTAGAGGATCAGTAATAGCCCTTCCAGTAGACCACCCAGACGCTATACATCTGCATCCAAATGATTATATTGCAGTTAAAAGTGGATCAATAGACTATTCTAAATATTTAAATTCTAATCCTTACGCATACATATCTACACCAGACACATTAGAAAATCAAGATATTTTGGCGGGAGATCCAATAACAATAGATGAAATGCTAGACATTCCATCATTAAGCGATATAGAGAGCGTTGTTTATGAACCATATTATGACACTGTTTCTAAATTACAAAAAGTTAGAGCATTAATTAAAATTAGAAACTCCAGTAAAAATCCAACTAATATTGCAGGTGTAGACGCAAGAATATTTAACCCTAGCACAATAGTGCCAGTTGTTTCAAATACAAGCACTACAAAGTCTGTAGAATTTATTACTCCGTCTCCAGGTGTCCCAAATGTTGTATTCAAAAGAGACTCAACCGCAATTGCATGGGGCTGGGACAATGTTTCTGGACTTGGATCATATTCTTCTGTATCATATCAATGGATAATTAGCTCATCAAGCGGATCCTCAGCAGCAACATTAGATAGCGGAACATTAACATACTCAACATCTACAAGTAAGCAAATAGGAATTGGTGGAAGCATAAAGCAATATAGAGTAAGCTCTAGAGATGGGAATACTAGTGCTACATCTTCATCAAGATGGCTAAGAGTAAGGGCAGTTGTAGTAGGAACAAATGGTACTACATATAGGTCTAGTTACTCTACACCAATTTAATAGGAGAATAATGATAACAAAATTTGGAAAAAGATTTTTAACCGATCAAATGGCTGGCAACGTATCTGGTTTAAATAAGGACATTGCCATAGGAATTGACTACACCGCAGATACTGAAAATGATACTAGACTTGGGTTCGAGTTCTACAGAGTTCCAGTGTCATTTGGAACTACAGATATACAAACATTAGACGGAATCACATCTTACTCAGTAATTTTTAAAGCAACAATTCCACAAGATGTTGAAGGTCACATTAACGAGATAGGTCTTTATCCATCAACAAGGTCTTCAATAAATAACTTTGACAGTAAATTTATAACAGATTTTGCAACCTACACAGACTGGACAGACACAGACGGATTTAAATCAGACTATTTAACTGGAAGCCAAAGAATTGGAAACACTATACTACTTATGCAGTCAGCTGCAACTTCTGCAAACGAATATATTCAAAACACAGTTAATTTAGATTTATCTGGATATAGCGCTAATGATACTTTAAGATTGGCATATTATAAACAAGATGAAAATTTAGCATCTATAAAAATTAGATTCTATAGCTCAGACACAGAATATTTTGAAAAAGTAATTACACCAGCATCTGGGACTGGAAACAAATTAACTGCAGACATCCCAATGTCAGAGATTTTTAATGGAGCAACAGCTGTAGCACCAGATAAGTCATCTATTATAAAAATAGGAATAACTATAACCCCATCTGCAGGGCAAACAACTTACGTTGGATTTGATGGATTAAGAATAAATGATGAAGATACATTTGATCCAAACTTTGGATTAATTGGAAGATCTGTCGTATCTACAACAACTACAGTGTCTGGAGTATCTGGGCAAAGTACTATAACGGTAGGTTCTGTTAATAATTTATTTATAGGACAACCCGTATCTGGAACTGGAATAGCGACAGGTGCTTTAATTAGCAGCATATCAGATACAACAATTACCCTTTCATTAAACAATACAGGAACAGTTTCTGGAAGTGGAACTTTTTATGGAATTAAAAAACTTGCTGGAAGATCTTTAGATCTTGAGTATAAGTTAGATTTGGACTGGAATATCTAGGATGGCAGCATATCAAGATTTGTTAAAAGATAATTCCGTTGCAGTTGAAAACGGAAATTATTTTATTGTAACAGTAACAGACCTTGATTTAAATGAAAACTATCCAATTCAATTTAGATGGAAATACCAAGATGGCACATTTGGATTATGGTCAGCATCTAAACTATTAACAACTATAGGAGAAACTTTACCAGGAAGTCCAAATTTATCTTTAACAGATGTTGTTGGCGATGATGGATTTATTAAAATTACTTGGAACGGTAATGATAAATCTGGTAAGCCAATAACAAATATAGACAGAATAGATATTTTTATTGATGGATCTCCATTTGATGCAACAAAAGCTGCAGCAAGCTTTAAGGTAGCTGGAACACAAACAATAGCAGCACCAGCAGGAGATTATTTAGTAGCTCTATACGCTATTTCAAATTATGGAAGTAAATCAGCGGTTAGCGATGCACGACTTGTTACAGTTTATAAATCTGGACAGTCTGCTATAAATCCAGAAGATCCTTCCGCACCAGAAGTAACAGCAGGACTTGCATCAGTAATTGTTGAGTGGGATGGAAAGAAGAATGACGGAGAAGGCGGAACTGAAAACTTTACTTCAGGGTCTTTTGCGGGAGCAAAAGTATTTGTTGGTACCACTGCAGATTTTGTTACAAGTGATAACAATTGGGTACATACATTAAACTTTGCAAACGGATCTAATAAGGTTTCAATAGGAGTAGGCACAGTTATTAATAAATCTACTGGCGCTACATTACAATATGGAGTTCCTTATTATGTAAAAATAGACACAATTAATTCTAATAATTTAGCCAACGGACAACCAGTATCAGCAAGCGGAAACCCAATAACAGTAGATATGCTTCCTGCAAGCGAAATTAAAACAGGATTCCTAGATGCAGATGCTTATATTAAAGCTGGTGCAAGTGGTGGAGCAAGAGTTGAAATAGGTGGATCTACTACACCACTAGTTATTTATGGAACAGATGGAACAACAGAATTATTAAAATTTACTGGCGGAACAACTGGAACATTAGCAATTAAAGGCTCTGGAACATTTACTGGAAATCTTTCTATTGGAACAGGGGATGCAGTTTTCAAAGCAGAGCCAGCAACTGGAATATGGCTAGGAGACGCAGACTATGCAGACGCAGATTTTAGAGTTGCAACAAATGGTGTTATAAGAGCAAAAGCAGGAACTGTTGGAGGATGGACCTTAGCAGAATCGTATTTACAAAACTCAACAGGTACACTTAAAATAAATAGCGGAGTTAGTCCATCTATTTATCTGGGGCCAGCTTCTGGCGCACATATAAGACTGTCACCAGATTCAATAACACATTATAATGGCGGATCACCAAGTAATAAGTTTACATTAACAACATCAAACGGAAATATATCTTTATCTGGAGATATTACAGCAGGATCTAATATTACTGGATCTACAATTACTGGAAGTACCATAACTGGATCAGATATTAGTTCTACTGGAGTTGGTACATATAATGGCACACTAACAATAAGTGGAGGATACATAACTCATGGTAGCGGAGTTTGGCTTAACTCTCCTGCATTTGAAGTCGGTACATTTTCTGGTAACGTTGGATATTTTAAATCAGGAAGCGATGGAACCTCTTATTTAGGAAATACAAGTTCATCTAGTTTAGCTTTTAGAATAGATATTTCCCAAGCTGGATATTTTGCAAGGGGATACCATTTAAATAATCTTGGAGCCACTGAATTTTCACAGCCAGATCCAAATGGTTTTACTCCATCTAGAACAGTTGTTGTTGCAAATGATGATGGGTGGCTACACACAGGAAGAGCATTCTTTTATGGTTCACAAGGAACTTCTTCAACAATCCATTCTTCTACTTCTGGAACTGCCAGAATAGGTGACGTATACTTTAGTACGAGTTGATAATATGACAGTATGGACAAAAACTGGAAATTCTACTTGGACAAAAATAAATTCTGTATTTACTAAAACAGGTGCAACTACTTGGACAGAACTTTTAGGAGTATGGGTAAAAACGGCAGCAAGTACATGGACAA